ATAGTGAAAGCTCCAATTCCTTGGTGACGCGGACAACTTCCCGCGCGGTTTCAACCGATCTGATTTCTGCGGTGTGGTATGCTTCGACGCCGATCAGGTGAGCGATCATGCTGTAGAGCTGGGTGCGACCGACGCGGCCGGACTTCCAGATCGGGTCAATGGTCCGGTGGATCTCCTGACGGGCCGCTTTCAATTCGGGCGTAGGGATGCACCCCAGCGGGCGCGTCCGATCCTTCGTCTTGTGGTGGCAGCCAACGGTGTTTCCGCAGCCGTCGCACTTCCAGAACGGAAGCGAGGCAAGGTCGGGGCGATGGCGATAGACTTCCTTGCCCGTCGTCAGGCGAGCCGAGACGTCTGTCTGGCAACCGCAGCAGAAGATTTTCTTAACGGTTCGCGACATGGGTCTGCTCCTGCGTTGCCTTGGCATAGTCATGGCCCTTCGGAACCGTGACGGTGTAGAAGACGGTCCAGACGATCAGGACCATGAGAGCCGCGCCGACCATGTCCTGCATGGTTCCGGCATTGCGCTTCGCCATGAGGGTGTTGAAGACGGCCTTGCTTTCCTCGCGCTCGGCTTGGATGCGGCAGCGTTCTTTGCAGGTGCAGCCGTCGAAGGCTTTGGTGGTGCAGTCACGCATGGGCCAACTCCGAAACATCCTCGAAGTTAGCGATAGCTCTTGAGCTCGCCTTCTCGCCGTCGCGCTTGATGCAATACTGGGCAGGGCCGTACGCATAGATTTCGCCTATCGTGCCGGTAATGATATCGCCGCCCCAGCGAGCCGAAACCCGCGTGCCTACAGGGAAAGGCGGCTGCACGTCATTGTCCTTCACCCAGGAAACGCATGCTTTCCGGATCTCCTCGTCTAGAAGACCGCCGAAACCATCAAGGCCTTCGGCGATCGGAAGATCACAATCCCACCCGCAGCGATCTTCTAGAGCCCGCGCGATTTGGTACCCGTCCTGATGGCGGGAAGCGACCTTTGCGATGTCGGCCGCGGATTCTTCAACCATGTTCATTTCGATCAGTCCGGACGCCGCGAGTTCCGTCGCTGTACGGACCGCAGCGAAAAGCTTCATCTCATCGGTTGGTCTTGAAGGGCGAGGGATCATTCCGCAGCCTCCAGCATTGGGGCGGCAATGCGATCGACCGTGCAGCCAAGCTCATGAGCAAGGCTGTCGAGCAGCAAGCGGGCTGCCTGAACATGATAGTTCACGTCCCACTGCAGCTGAGGATCATGCTTGGCGGCGAAAGCGCGGGCGCATGCCAGTTCATGGCTGATGCGGTCGGCGTGGTTCATTGCGACAGAAATCTGCATGTTGTTCATGGCGGTTACTCCGCAGCTTCGAGGAAGTGGAAAGGGGCGGCGACCGGGAACGGGAAGCGAGCGAAGACGCCCTTCCATTCGCGTTCCTTGCGCTGGTCAGCAGTGATGCCGACAAGCTGGTCGTTGATGGGGGTGGGGGCGAGTTCGTCGAACAGCGGGCCATTGCCGCCGATCTCGCGAAGCTCATGGCAGGCGCGGAGAGCGACGAGGTAGGACGCAGCAGCGTTCGGAGACCGGAGACCCTTCGCTGCACGATGGCGAACGGTGAAGATCTTGGCGTTGACGACCTTGAGGTTTTCTCTCAGTGCGTCGGCTCTGGTTTCTGCTGTGGCGTGCATCGCTGCTCTCCTCCGTATGTGAGAGCAATGTACGCAAATCATACATTCGCGTCAAGCGGGTCTGTATGAAAAACTTACATTAAGCGGCAGCAAAAGAATCTTCAACGTTCAGCACGAATCACTCTCGACTCTTTCTCTGCGTTCTGGCTTCATGAGAACGAAAGGAGAACATTATGGGTCTGGCAATGATGAAATCTCAGCCGCCGTTGCGGCTGCATATACGGTGCGAGAGCTGCTTACGTGAAAGCTCAAGGCTTCTGGATGCGCCGAAAGGCGTAGATCTTCCCGATGATCCATATGAGATGGCCGAAGGCGGATACCTGAACAACGTTCCGTTCTTTTGCGTCAGCTGCGAGAGCACAATCGGCAAGCTATTCGCCATCAGTGGAGGTCATCGGCATGAGTAAGGAAGTTCTGCAGTTCATCATCGTGCCGCCATACGAGCAGCGGGCAGCCGTTGCTGCGGCGAAGGATCGGCTGGAGAACTTTCTTCAGCTCCGCTTCCCAGGCTATGAGTTCAAGGTGGGGACGTTTGCCCCTGTCGGAGATGAAGATGATTTCTGCATCTTGCCGGTGATGAACTTCGTCGGCGACAATGGGCAAAGCTACATGTGTGAGCCGCCGAAGCGCTGGTTCATGCGGGAAATAGCGGACGCCTGTGGGCAGTTTGATTGGAAAGGAAAGAAAAGCTACGCCGCCTAGCTCACGGAGCGCCTATGGACGCCCTAGCTAGCCGGAATAGTTCTGGCCAACGAAGCACTAGCGCTAGAAGCCCGCTCATCACGATCAAAAACTGCCAGAATGTCAGCATGTGTTTGATCTGGCCTTCGACGGGCCCGACGCGGTCACTTAGCTGGGTTTTGATGGATTCCACATCAGCTTTTGTTGCAATTGACTTCAGCGAAGTCTTTACCTCGGCGCTATCGACGAGGAGCGTACGCAGATCCTTGCGTAGCTCTACGATCTCGTCCTCAAGTTTTTTAACTCGCGCTTCCAAGTCACCCCCGGGCGGGCCGCCCTCCCCACTATAGGACGGAGACAGGTCGATCACCTTTTCTGGATCAAATCTTGAGTAGACTGATTTAGTCATCAGACTCCCTTTCGTCCAGCTTTGTCTTTATCATTGCAAGGTCATGGTATCGGATGTAACCGCAATTATCACATACTAAGGCGACCGCAGGAACGACGTGAGCGAACGTCGGACCCCGATAACTCATCAGCGCTCGTCTAGGTGCGCCGCGCTCATTGTGCGCGTAAACCCACGTTTCATTGCTACAAAAAGGACATTTGGCGTTGGCAGTCACCTCGCCAATGTATTCCAAAGCCGCCCATGAAAGCTTGTCTTCTTCCGCGTCCTTGTTGTCACTTCCGGTCAAAGTGTTGTCCTTCTCAAAATCCTGGCATGGTATTTTGCACCATGCGTACGACGCCAATTACCTCGACTGTTACCCCATCGTCGGCGTCGAACTGCCTCTGCACGACAATGGGCTTGTGCCTAGGGTTGGTCGAGCGCGGGTGAAACTCTGTCCGATCCTCGTAGATTTCTATCTGCTTCACCGACCATTCCCGCATCATGCCAGCATCGCGTGCCCGCTGCACCACCACGACCATGCCGTCGCGCAGCAACACCTTATGCGCAATATCCTCGTAAGCTGTGCAAACAATGGTATCGCCGGGAAGGATCGGGCGAGGGCGCAGCGCATCCATGCTGTCGCCTTCGACTTCAAAAGTCAGCTGGCGCGCGTTCGGAAAGTTTGGGTCGCGAGGAACCGTTATCTCCTCCGGCTCAGATTGATCGAACTCATCAACCTCGCGAAAAAGGCCTGCCGCAACAGTCCCCACCTTACGGGCAGGAACCCACTGGGCGTCTGACTGCTTAATCTCGGACGACTGAGGCGGCTGAGTACCGAGGTAGGCCGCAATCTTCGGGATCTCGTCAACCTTGAGCTTCCGCAATCCTTTGAGGAGTTGGGTAATCTGCGGATGAGCGATTCCAAGCTCGCCGGCCAAAGCCTTCTGAGTTTTGCCAGGCTGCTTGAGCCCTTCTCTGATCCAGTCGAGATATAGGTTTTTAGGCGCTTCAGTCATTGTACAATTTTCGCACAATGCCTCGGAAGATGCAGTTAGCAAAATCATACATCGCCTATTGCCATTCCTGTACGATTATCATACATTGGCGAAATGAGATGCGAACCTGCAAACACGATTATCAAGAAGTTCAAAGGCTTGAAGCCGCTCGCCGAGGTGGCGAACGTCCAGCCGCATACTGTTATGCGCTGGCGTATGCCGAAGGAGAAGGGCGGGACCGGCGGCGTGGTGCCACATTGGCATATCCCGGCCATAGTTGAAGCTGCCAAGGAACGCGGCCTTGATATTCGTCCTGCTGATTTCGCTCCAGTCATGGAGACTGCAGCATGACCGCCGACAAGCAACTCAAGGCCTACATCGACCGCGTCCTTCGCTTGAAAGCAGAGCAGGACACGATCGGCGATGATATCCGAGAAGTTTATGCCGAAGCCAAGGGTGAAGGCTACGATAAAACCGTCATGGGCAAGATCGTCGCTCATCTGCGGAAGGTCGAGAAGTCCGGCGCTGACGCTGTTGACGAAGCTGAGACGATCTTCGAAACCTATCTCTCTGCCTATCATCGCGCATCTGGCACGGTAGTTGCTACGCATACGCATGAGGAAAACTTCGACCGCGATACGGGCGAAGTCCTCGACATAAATCCCCGCCTTGCCAAGCAGGTCGTTGACGGCATGCAGACCGAAGTCGGTCGCGCCGCGCTGATCGCTGCTGTGGATATCATGATCGACCGCGAAGAAGCGGACGAAGGGGAGGCGGCAGGTAATGCGTCCGACCTCCCCACAAATCAGCCGGAAACGGCGAACGAAGTCCGAAGTGCATCGACGGACGCTCCTGAGACGCCGGGAAAGCAGTGCACAAGCGTCGTGTCGAAAGACGAAGTCGGTCAGAACCTCGCCGGCAACCCCATTCTCGAAATCGCTCCGGCCTCTCATGGTGAAGCCGGAGCCCCCAGCGTCGAGAGCGTAAAGCCGAACGGTGAGCCGCGTAGCTCCGACGCCAACACAGGAGGCGACCATGTAACCGCATCCGAGAACGCTCAACCAGATCAGGACGGGCCGGGCCTCGTCAGTACTCCCCGCCCGTCCAAACATCCCATTCTCCTCCTGCGACCTCATTGCCAGCATCCCGGCGAAGAAGTCTGCGGCGGATCGGGGAAGAACCACTGCCAGAAGTGCCTGGCCGCAATGCGGGAGCTCGAGACGGCATGACACCGATCCTCGCGCCATCCTCGATCGATGCAATGGCACAGCGCGCAATTGAGCGTGGCGTTGGCCTCGATCGCAAACCCGTCCAACGCCCTGTGAGGTCAGCATGAGCGCGGTTGATTTCATTCTCGGCTTCTTCGTCGGGTGCGTCATTGCATTGCCTGCGGGCTTCCTCGTCGCCGTCCTTCTGATGGCGAATGGCCTGAAAGAGCTAAGCCGCGATGACGATAGCTCTGAAGCCCTCTCCGAAGAGAATAACCAGCCTGAAGCCATTCGCGCGGCTCGGCTCACCAACTGACGGGGTTGCCTCCTCACCCCGTCAACCGTCCCGGTCTTCACCCTCTCCTCCCAAGACGGAGACCGGGACGGAACTTTCAACATGAAGCCTGACGCGGTCGCTCGCCACTCTCAACACTACGGCTTGAACGACACTTCCAAGGCTTTTGAAATTTGCTGGTGTCGTCGGCGGAACGACACCAGCACCCGGGCCCCGCGAGGGATGGGGTCGGGGAAACTGAATAACTGAGGTCCCGCGTGCGGCGGACCTGGAGAGATCGCCGGCCTGATTGGCGTCATGGCCGGTGATCTCTCCCTCGATATCGCTTCTGCGCATCTGACGTCTCCGTGGAACGAGACCAGCAATCGCACAGGAGAACGACAAGGTGTTGGGAAGTCACAACCAGAATTTGGGATCTCGTCCCAAGCAGTTTTTGACAGGCAGGAAGAAGGCCATGGCGGCAGTTTTCGAAGCGCAACGAACATTCAGAGATGCATGGCCGCTCACCCGGTACGGCAAGCTCGACAACGTTTTTTATGAAGCGGTGCGGTTCATTTCTCCGCGCGTCAACAAGCAGTTCACAGCCCGTCGCGCCCGCTCGATCTACGAGGGCACGGCAAGGCGCATCGATAGCGAGGAAATGGATGCCCTACGAGAAGCAGAGCGAGAACAAGCCCGCATCGAGCAGCGAGAGCTGCGTGCCCGTCTGGCTGCGCTGGATGAAAAACTTGCCGCGTTCGACGAGATCACGGCTCGCGAAGAAGTGGCGGAAGCGCGCCAATAAGTGGGCCGATCGCGCTGAGTGGATCATGGGAGACGATTGACGATGCAGCAGCTTTCCATGTTCGACCTGATGATGCCGCCACCTCCGCCCCCGGCGATCGATAATGTGCGGCTCGCCGTCATCAGCTCCGGTCTGGTCCCGAACGATTTCATTCTAGACCTCAACGGCGGCATCACCAACAACCGCGACACGAGTCTGCCGTCCCGACTCTTCCGGTTTCCGGTGTCGGTCGTAAAAGGGACCGACGTCACGGGCGGGCACAGCGCCATTCTTTTGCGTCATCCACTCCTAAGAGAAGACGCCGATGTAGCTGTTTTCTTGGACGACATTGAGCACAGAACAGGCTTCCGCCCAGAGTGGCGGCAGGACTTTGCTGATCATCATTACATGACCCTCGCCGTCTGGTGGCATGCTGTCGACCTCTGCACGAATGAGCATTGGAAAGATTTGCTCCGCACGTCGCAATTTACAGATCATGGGTCGATCCTCAAGGCGACCCAGCTTCATGTCGAATGGGGTTCTCTGTCCATAAAGAACGCCCGGGCGATCCTTAAAGGGTTTGATTGCAGCGAGCCGGAAGATCGAAGCAGAGCAAGCTTGCTCGGCGATGGCATCTGGCCTGGCCGCACAAGCAGCGGGATTGCGCCAAACATCAAATATCAGGGTGAAGCGGGTGCGTGGGTTGCGGTCCACGGCATAGAGGACGGCTGGTTCAAGCGCAAAGGCCAGCACCTTTCCGTCACCGAAGAAACCATAAGGTTGCGCGACGAGGCGAGGACCACAGCATGAAGAACCGTCTAATCGACTTGAACAATCACCTGTTCTCTCAGCTTGAGCGGTTGAGCGAGGAAGGCCTGACGGCAGAGCAGATCGATAGCGAGGTGAAACGCACGGATGCCATTGTTGGTGTCAGCGAGCAGATCATCCGGAATGCGGAGCTGTCCCTCAAAGCAGTAGCCCTTGTCGCTACGCACGGCGATCGGTTCGCGGCGGCGCTACCGATGATTTCGCCGCCTGAACTGTCAGCGGTAGACACCACGCAGCCTCGCCCGCAGCGTCCTCTGATCAAGGCGGCAGGCACATGAAGGGAAGTGCTATCCGGTACAGCGCAGAGGAAATGGCGTGGCTAGAAGAGAACCGTCTTCTGCCGATCGCTGATTATCATCGTGCGTTTGCTGAGATTTTCAGCCGCGCCGACGTATCCGCCGGCAATCTCCACTCGCTACGCAAGCGGAAAGGCTGGAAGACCGGTCGCACAGGCTTTTTCACCAAGGGCCAGGCGCCTGTTAACAAAGGCGTTCCATGCGAGCCGGGGAAGGGTGGTCGTCACCCAAACGCTCGGAAAACGCAGTTCCGCAAAGGGCAACTGCCGCACAACACGAACTACTTGGGCCATGAGCGCGTCTCCAAGGACGGCTACGTCGAAGTCAGCATCGATGAGGTGAACCCCCATACCGGGTTCGAACGTCGATACGTGTTGAAGCACCTTCACGAGTGGGAGAAGGCCAACGGCCCGACGCCGGAAGGAATGTGCCTTAAGTGCGTCGACGGGAATCGTCTCAACACTGACCCGACGAACTGGATCTGCATTCCTCGCGGTGTTCTCCCGCGCCTCAACGGCGGTCGTGCGACCCGTGTCATGGCTTACGACACTGCACCGGATGAATTGAAGCCTGTGCTGATGACCATCGCCCGCGTTGATCAAAAGGCTAGCGAGCTTCGGCGCGAGCGTCGAGGTACCGAATGAACGACATCGAGCTCCTCACCCAAGAGATCACCATCCAGACCGACATCGCAGAAGGCCTCAAGGCCCGCATGGCGAAGCAGGACAACGGCTACCAGCACATCAAGCTTGCTTGCGTGACACGGACGCTCGAACGCCTCCGGTCGGCTCTCCAGCGTAGGGAGAATGCAGCATGACCATCGTTGCATCGAACTACGCCCGCAAAGAAAACGACCTCTACCAAACGGAGCCGTGGGCGACGGAAGCGCTGATCCGCCTATTCCCGGTCGACGGCTTGACGGTATGGGAGCCTGCAGCCGGCAATCACTTGATGGCTGATGTTCTCCGTGAGAACGGCGCGACTGTTCGCACATCCGACATCGCGATCTATGACCGGCCGCATGACGCTCTGTTCGACTTCCTCGCTGCGCGTCCGCACAGCGAGCCGACCGTCCAGGCGATCATCACCAACCCGCCCTACGGCAAGGGCAACCGCGATGCAGTGACGTTCGCTCGCCATGCGCTCGATCGGTGTGACGGCCTCGTCGCCCTGCTGCTGACCGCCAAATTTGACTTCGGCAAAACAAGGCGCGGCCTGTTCGCCGACAATGATCGGTTCTGGGCAAAGATCGCACTCGTCGACCGCATCCAGTGGTTCCCCGGCGAAACGTCTGGAACGGAAGACCACGCTTGGTACGTCTGGGGCCCGAAAGGCGCACTCTACACCAAGACCATGTTCTGGGAAGGGAAGGTGGCAGCATGATCACCTTCGAGCAAGCATTCGCCCTTTACGGCCCAGACGTTGAGCGCATCGCCGCAGAGACCGGCATAGCCCCGCCTGATGTCGATCGCCTCGTGAATGGTGCGATGACCGATAGGTACATCCAGCGCCGCAAGGACCGCATCAGCGAATACAAGCGCCGAGTCGGCGACTGCGAGCGCACGCGCCGCGCCAAGGACCGCCTTCGCGAGATCAGGAGCGCTCACGCATGACCGAGACGCTCACCCGCCACCAGTACCGCGCTGAGATTGCCATGATTGAACATGGCAAGCGCCGCGAGAAGAAGACCAACAAGTTCGGCGCCAAGCGCACCGTTGTCGACGGCATCACCTTCGACAGCAAACGCGAGAGCGAGGTCTACGCCGACCTTAAGACCCTTGAGCGCGCCAGCCGCATCTCCGGCCTCGTGCTTCAGCGCAAATTCGAGCTGATCGTCAATGGGCAGATCATCGGCACCTACCGTGCTGACTTCTGCTTCATCGACCATGACCAGGACGGCAGGTTTCGGACAATCGACGTCAAGGGCGTCGTCACCAAGGATTTCCGGCGCGTCCAGAAGATCATCAAGGCTGCTTACAACATCGAAATCGAGGTGTGGAAATGAGCAACGTTATCTCGCTTCACGATCACCAGACACGCGCATGGGAAAGCTACATCAGCGCGTTCCATCGTGCGCAGTCCAGCGGGTCGATCGAGGATGGCATCGCGGCCGGCAGAGCCTGGCGTCGGTGGCTGGATCTTTTCATGACGCCGGAGCAGCGCAGCACAATCGGAAACAGGGTGGCCGGATGAGCGCGCTAACCTTCACCACTGAGGCCTATATCCCTGAGATCGAGCAAAACGTGCTCGGTGCTCTCATGATGTTCGGCGACGGTAGGGAGACACTCTCTATCCTGAAAGAGCACCACTTCGTTGAGGTGTTCCACCAGCACTTGTACCGCGCAATCACTGTTGCGCGGGAGAGCTATGGCACGTGCGTACCTGCAGTGATTTCGCGCTTGGTGCCAGACGATCAAAAGGAAGCATTTAAAAAGGCCAACGGACTTGAGGTTAACGCATACCTCGCACGCCTCATGGCGAACGCAACGACCGGCGCAGCAGCTTCGCACGAAAACGCAAAGAAGATCATCGAGCAGTGGGCGCGCTTATCACTCGCAAACCAAGCCGGCATCGTTTACGCGGCTGCCAATGACCCGCAGGCTGACGTTCGCTCTATCGCGCATGACGCGGCGGCTGCGATCGACGACATCATGGCGGACGTGCGGGCTGGCAGTAGCCGGAAAACGCGCGTCAGCATAGGCAGCGCAGCGGGTAGGGCATTCGATGCAGCATCGGAGGCTCGCAAGACAGGAACGGGCCTCACGGGCGTCACCTGGGGCCTCTCAGACCTCAACCGGCTGACGGGCGGCATCCAGCGGAAAGACCTGACACTTGTCGGCGCCCGCCCGTCTATGGGCAAAACCACCTTTGCGTTGTCCGTGGCACTCAAGGCGGCTGCCGCCGGCGCCAGCGTCGGATTTGTGTCGCTGGAGATGGACGCCGACAAGCTGGCATGCCGCGCGATCTCGGACGCCCTTTACGATTGGCGCAAGCGGGTCCCCTACACCAACATCATCCGCGGCACGATCAGCGATGAAGAACTTGAGATGGTTGCCGAGGAACATGCTCGCATGAACTCGCTGCCCATCCTTATCGACGACCAAGCCGGGCAGACAGTGACGGACATCCGGATCCGTGCCGAGCGTTTGATCGAGGAAACGCAGTCGCAGGGCAATCGCCTTGCTGTGCTATTCATCGACCATCTGGGGCTCATCCGCGCATCGTCCAGATATAGCGGCAACCGCGTCAATGAGATTGCCGAGATCACGTCCGGACTCAAGGGATTGGCGCGCGATCTGGATATCGGCGTCGTCCTGCTGTCCCAGCTCAATCGAGCAGTAGAGAGCCGGGAGAACAAGCGCCCGCAACTGTCGGACCTCCGCGATTCAGGCGCCATCGAGCAGGATGCCGACACGATCGCGTTCATCTACCGCGATGCCTACTACCTCGAGCGCAGTGATGGCGGCACCCAGGAGGAGCAGTTCGAACGGTCCGACCGGCTCGAAGCATGCCGGAACGTGATGGAGTTCAGCATCGCCAAGCAGCGCAACGGGGGGCTCGAGACAGTCAATCTATTCGCGGACATGGCGTTCTCGGCTGTGAGAAATGGAGCGAGATCATGAGCAGGCATATCCCTTATTTCGACTTCTACCCGGCCGATTTCATGAACGGCGTTCGCGGTCTGTCGGCACAAGAGGTCGGTGTCTACACTATGATCCTTTGCCGCATCTACGAGGAGAGTGGCCCTATCGAATTCCATGTCGCTAGGCTTGCCACATATTGCGGTATGCGCCCTGCGACGTTCGAGAAAGTAACAGCCAGGTTGATCGATTTGGGCAAGTTCTCGATCGTTGCTGGATGCCTGACAAACGCGCGCGCCGAACATGAAATTTCAAATCGTGCGAACAAGTTGAAAATTAATATCAAAGCGGGCAAGGCGAGCGCATCAAAAAGACAACAAAATCAATCCAACGACGCAACGGGCGTTGAACGGACGTTCAACCATACAGAAGCAGAAGCAGACACAGATAATAATACGCTTAGCAGCGTATTAAGCGCGCCTGCCGAAAATGACTTTGAAATTCTCCAAAGCAAGTTACTCGCTGCGGCTGGAGAGAACGGAATCCAGCCGCACGGCGCAATTGTCGTGGGCCCGATCTCTGAGCTGATCGTCGGCGGCGTCAGCCTCGAAGCGGACATCATCCCAACTATCCGCGCCGTGGCGTCTCGCATTAAACGGCCTGCCGGCTCGTGGTCCTATTTCGTCCCGGCGATCAAGGAAGCCTACGAGCGCCGCGTGTCAGCCGGTAAGGCTCTCCCCCGCCCGACAGAAGAGTTCAAAGCCGGGACAATGATGAAGGCGACGGATGGCAAAACATTCATCCCGACCACGGAAGCGAGATGGAGCCAGCGCGTCTCCGCATGGCGTTCTGGCACAGAGTGGAGCGTCGTCGAGTGGGGCCCAGCACCAGGGCAGGCTGGCTGCAACGTACCGAGCAAATTCCTCCAGCACGAAAGGAACGCAGCATGACGGTGAGCGTGATGCTTGAAAATGCTGAAATAGCAACTGGTCTTTCCAGTCGACAGTTGCGGGTGATCGACGCAATCGCCACAGGGCGCCCCGCAAAGCGGATCGCGGCCGATCTCAGGCTCAGTATCAACATGGTCAACTACGACATTCAGCGGGCGATACAGGCCCTCAACGCTGGCAATTCTGCC